CTAGGCTGTCTGTATCAGTCTCTCTGTATATTTTGATTTTGGCTCCATCAGCAGGAGGAGTATTAAATTGTACCGTTGTAGCATTGAATAGGTTGAAAGCTGTTGTAACGGTTGCGTCTATTTGAGCTTTAACCTCAGACGACTTAAGATATGGAAATGTGAAGGCATAATTGGTGGTGTTGCCATTGCCCGTATATGAGTTTTGTGTGACAGCCATAAGATGTTATTGTCGTGTTCCTCCGTATTCAAGGAGTTCTTGTTTCTGTTGTTCTATTGCTTTATCAACTTGACCCTCTTTCATGTATGCATCAGCGTAGCGTTGTCTTAAGATAGTATTCTCTATATCTGTATTCTCAGTTATAAATCTATACTCAGCTTCTTTCTGAGCATCCCTGATTATCTTATCAAGTTCTCTGAATACAGGTAGTTTTCTAGTTTCAAGTTTGATTCTTTCATTTTTTAAATCATCACCAGTACTACGATGCAATCTTAATTTACTAACTTCTTTTGCATACTTTTTATTCTTTCTAAGTTTTTCTATCTTTTTCCAGAGTTGTTGTTCTCCTATGTATTGATAGATACGTTCTCTTTCTTCAGGAGTATATGTATAAGATCCAGTTGAATCTTTCTTTAATCTACTTAGTCCATCCCATCCAGTAGTTAATAACCACTGTCTCCATGGTTCTTGAGTACCACTAACTTTAATAGGACTGAAAGCATTTAATACTCTTAAGAATGGATTATCTATATCATTAAGTGGTTTACCTGTCCATATATCTATCTGTTCTGGTAAGAAACTAGAAGCTATAGGAGTTTTGTTTTGTATATACTTAATAATATCAGCTTCAATATCTTTCTGTGTAGATGTAATAGCATTACTTAATACACCTAAAGCACCAGATTGAGGTATGATTGATCTAGCTGAGTTAGCTACTAATCTAGACCATCCTGCTATATCACCGTTAGCGGCGGCTACAAGCGGCTCTAAGCCCTGTAAAGGAGTCTCGTTAAGGAATGTAGCAGCAATAGTCCACATGAGTTTAGAGGACCAACTCTCAGCAAATGTTTCATCTATGTCTCTAGCATAGTATGCCATATCTCCTAAGATACTTAAAACTGGATCTACTCCAATAATACCTTTATAAGATACCCACTTACCACCTATGTTAATAGTCTTAGGTATGTAACCTAATTGATCTCTTTCTTTATTTCTACGACTAGCATTGTAATGACCATTACCTCTGATATTACCAGCCATAGAATAATCCCACATGGTCTTAGTTAATAGACTAGCGAAAGCTATTCTACCAATATATTCAGCTCTTAGATTTTTAAACAGCTCTCTAGCATTAGGAGTAGTTGCCATGTCAACTCCATGTTCTGCTAAAGCTTTAGCTATATCATCGTCTGTACTAGCATATATAGTCTTACTATATTTGTTTATACCAGGTATGAGACTCATTGGAGTCCAAGATAAAGCATTCTTTACATAGTTACTACCAGTTCTAGGGAACATAAACATGAACTTAGCAATAGGATATGCTGTAGTACCTTTATTTATCCAGGTAGCTAATCCATCATCTAAGTTTAATGCTACTTCACCTGCTAGTGCTTTCAATGCATTATCTTTGATAAGACCATTCTCATCAAACATATTCTGATAATGTTTCTTTTCAGCTATACCAATCTTTTTCCAATCAGCAAAACCAAATTCATCAAAGACATCATCATATGCTCTCATTCTAGATAAATAGTGAGCTAAATGTGTATTAGTAAATACATCTGGAAATACCATTCCAGTCATACCATATCTTAGATACGGTAACTTAGCCATGTCTTTTAGATTTTTAGCAGTATCATACTGTAGTATTTTACCATAGTTACCTTCAGCTTCCCATACTGCTCTCATATCTTCTAGGATCTCCCAAGACTTATCTTCTTGGAATGCAGATGATATATCTTTACGGTAAGCTTTAATCATCATTTCAGGATCTTTATGAGCTTTCTTCATCATAGTCCAAGCATCAGATAATGCTCGTCTATTAGTCTCATGTACAGCTCCATTATAATATAGAGCTTTCTTTAATCCTTCAAAGTCATCAGTTAAACCTAATACACCATGACCTAATATAGCAGTGATTGGTTTTAATATTAATTGTGATGTATTACCTATACCAGCTCTAAATGCTGATATACCAGATAAAACATTATTATAAATTACACCCCATGCAGATCTAGTAAATAGATTTAAAGCTTGTGGATCTGGACTCTTTAACATACCAGTTGGTGTGATCTGTTCTGAAGCCCATGTTTGTAGTTTAACTAAAGAATCTACATCTCCATTAGTATGTGCATAAGCATCAACTAAAGGTCTCATAGCTAAAGGATTCTCTTTAGAGAGACGTACTAATGTTTCAGTAAACTTTAAATTCTTAGCATGTATAGCATTCTCAGCAGATCTAAATTCAGCTGCTAAGGTATTAATAACTTCATTAATATTCTTATCAGGAGGAACTTGATCAAACCAGTTCTTATTCCTTAACTGCCAACCAGAGATATATTTATTAAGAGCATACTCATCCATTAAGAACTGCATCTTATCAATAATAAGATCCATTGCTCTAGGATCATCTACAAAAGGTTGTAATTCTTGTACAGTTTGAGCTAGTGTAGCAGCTTCTCTACCTAAAGTATCCATAACTCTAGCAGAAGATTGTGCTATCTCTCTACCTAAATATCTATCAGTTAGATCTCTCATAGCAAAAGCAGCAGCTCTAGCTTGTTCTTCGTTGATATACTCAACATTAAATCTACCTAGAAGCATAGACTTAGTATCTTTGTTTGTTGCAAATAACTGTCTAACTTCTTCTAATGATACATTAGGGTTTACAATATCTTTATAGATAGCCCATGCAGTTTCATTCATCTGCTCTGCAGTAAACCTAAATCCATCAACTAATGCATTAAATCTACCTGTATCCCTAGCTTGTTCAGCAACACCTAAGACAGCATCTCTTGAAGTAGAACCTACCATTAACCCTTTAGTTCTCATAGCTTCTGTTATGACAGGTGCAGGGTCTCCTTCACTGATACCTTTCTTAATTGCTGTTGTATCAGCTATATTCCTAGCTATATTACCAGGAGGTACTGATTGTCTAGCATTACCAGCTTCGTCTAATACAGGAGTTATATCAGGATCAAACTCATTAGGATCTAAATCTTCTTTCTTCCTTTGAGCTGCTATATTCTGTTCTTTTGTAGCATTAGTTTCAACAGCATCTAGTGCTTTATCTAAATCATCTACATTATCTAGTGATTGTACTAATCGTTCTCTTTCAGCAATGAGTTCGTTCTCAACTTGTCTAGAAATATTGTCACTACCTAATGATAGTTGAGTATCAATCTCTTGTATCTTGATTAGTTTTTCTACATCAGCTTCTTCTACAATAGATGTTTGTTTATAACTTACAGCAGTATCATCTAGTGGTTCCATCCAACCTAGAATTTTCTTACCACCTTTGATTGTTATGTAAGCTCCTAGTGTGGTACCTACAACACTTAGACCTGCTGTGTCAAGCATGTTCTTATATTTCCTAACTCTAGGACTATCACTATCTAAAGTCTTTGCCCAGTTAGGTATAGGTACTGAACCTTTAGGACCGAACACACCAGGGAATGTATCTGATAAAGTTTTAAGTATATTATCATCTTCTCCTACATCACTAAGACCAATTACTGCTGCTTCTTGAGCACTGAATGCACCTGTAGCTATTAAAGCTTTCTGTACTTTAGGCATTTCAGCAGGTAGTTTTTGTAACTGTCCTGCTACTTTACCACCACTCCATATAGAAGGTACAACAACAGAAAGCATTCGTCTTACATTCTGTATAAGAGGATTAGGAGATCTAGTTACTTTATCATACCAATTATCTAAAGGAGCTAATCCAGGTAAAACACCTACTACATCCATAACTATATCTGAAGTAGCACCTGCAGATAATGCAGCTAAGTTCTGAAACTTATTATGTAGATTCATAATAGGATTAGAATACCTAGCTTTTATCTCAGCTATTCTGGCATCATTCTCCTCTTTAGTCATACCATAATAAGTTTGATAGAACCTTTCTTCCAATTCAGTTCTATTAGGATCTTGTTTATCCATGCTTTGAAACTCTCTGAGTTCCTGAAACATTTTATCTTTATTCTCTTTAATAGATAAATCTACTTCACTACTTGCTTCTTTAGATACACTATGGAAATTAGGAGCATTAAATCTTCCTTCTGATGTACCACTTTCTTTAGTGTTTCTTTCACTAAACTGCATCTGAGCTTGATCTTCAGCAGTTACAAGATCTTCTTCTTGTCTTTTTATATCATCATTATAATCCATAACTATTCCTCATTAAGCTTAGGGAACCAATTGAAAATATTTCTAGATAAAGATCTATAATTAATATGTGTCATTCCATTTTTATCAACTTTAGCTTTATTTTCTTTTATAGCTTCATTGAAATCAGGATTTGGTGGTTCAGTAATGTCTTTACTAGCCATGCTCATAATACCTAACTCAGGGCTATAGTTATAAGCTACAGCTGCAATACAAGCTCTATTATGATAACTAAGATTAGCGAAATTTGCAGTCATTAATTTTGAATTTTTCATAGTCCAAAAACAGTGATCTTCCCCATCAGGAGGTAGATAATATTCACCATAATCTTGATGTTTAAATATTTTATTCCATACTTCTCTTTTTGTTATTTCTGGATTACTAGCTTTCCAAGCTTTAAATAATGCATTAAACTTTTTATTTTCTGGAGGTGGAGTACCTCTAAGTAATGATAGAGCTGCTTCATCTAAAGTATCTTTGCTGAATATGTGTAGTCGTTTTTTGTTTTTACCTGTTCCAGTTACAAACTTATTAAGAATATAACTTGAATCTTTTGAGTCAAAAATAGGAGCAGTCTCTAGGTTTAGTTTGGCTTCTAATTCTGTTAATGATACAGTATGGCTATCTTCCTTTTTATATACAAGATAGATTCTTTTCTTCTTATCAGGACTTTCAATACTTCTCCAAATACCTTCACCTTTTACTTCATGTTCTTGACCAGTTTCGTCAATATATTTTTCATCATTATTTGCATTAATTTGTTTCTTTAAAATCTCAAAAGTATTAATTGATTTTTGAGTATAAGTTTCTGCTTTATCTTTATGCCAAATTTGCATATAGTATACTTTTGCAGCTATATCTAAATCACGATAACTATGATCATACTTATCCATCATACCTTCTCTTCTATCAGGTAGTAGACTATCAAATTGATTGTCTAAAAAATTAGGTTCAAAATTACGTTCCCATTCTTGGAAATGTTCTAAATCTTCTGAATATTTTTCTCTAACTTTTGGATCTAATCTCCAATACTCATTATAGAATGCACTTGGATTATTATGTAATTTAGCGTTTTCTATATCTTCTAATACTCGTTTATTATTAATAGATTCAGGATGTTCATATAAAACTGAATTAAGTAAATTACTCTCATCAGAACCTTTAGGATAAGTTTTACTTTGATTTATTAAAAAAGGTCTACCACCTGGCTTATTTGAAAGATCAAAAGGATTCCATTCCAAACTTTTAAGTTTGGCTTCAATTTCAGCTACATTAGAAATTGATTTAGATTGATCTGCCTCCTTACTTTTTTTGTTAAACTCTATATTTTTCTTATGAAATTTTGTTTTTAATTGTTCCCTTATATGTTCAGGTAATTTTTTTATAAGTGTTTCATCTTTACCAACTTTACCGTTTTGAGGTACTTGGATATCATGTTTTGCTTCCCATTCCTCATAGTTATAAAAATCACCTGGATTCATATACTCTATAGTTTTATCTAAGAATTCAGGTATAACTTTCCCATAAGTCCATTCTTTTTCATTCCTTTGTACAACAGAATCATCTTCTGCTTTATGCCATTTAGTTCTATTATGATTTAATATGTCATGTACTGTATTAACGATGTCTGTATTATTTAATATAGAACTTCTATATGTTGAAAAAGAAGTATCTTCAATAGAATTTGATTTTGCAAGTTGTTCAAATTTATAAGTCTGAACACTGTATGTATGTTCTAATTGTTTAGCTTTGATTAAAGCTTTATTATATGAATCAGATGCTTTAGGAACTCCAATGAAATCTAATGTCTCTTGAAGATATGTTTCAAAATCACCGTCTTTATATTCTTCTCCTTTTCTATTTTTAAAAGATTCAAAAGATTCTTCAGCATCTTCAATTAGTTCTGCTGCAGCTTGTGTTAATTTATTTCTACTATGAAATAATCCTTGTAAAGTTTTAGCTTCTTCAATATTTCCATTTTCTATAGCTTTCGATTGATGATCTAAAGCCTCTTTTTTATTTATTTCTAAACCTAAAATGAACTGTTTAGATATAGGATTATCATGCCAATCTTTTGTGGCTTGTTGTTTATCCTTTCTTTCTGCTTTCTTAGCTAATCCTGAACCAATATCAGTTAGCATTTGAGCGTACTTAGGAGCTACACCTTGCCAAAACTTAGATTGTCTACCATACTCAGCAGCTTTACCTTTTAAAGCATCTACTTCAGTTTCTTGTCTTGTAGAGATAGCACGTCTTTTCATACGGTATCTGCTATCTTCTAATTCTTTTAAGTACTCATCCCACTCTATTTCTTTTCTTGCTTTAGCCTCTTCAGATTGTAATGCTTCTTTTTGTACTGCTGTATACTGATCACTTTGTATTTTTAAACCATCGATGATCTGATCTTGTTGAGCCTTATAGGAACTTATCCCTAAATCACCGAAGTTCGGTCTGCCCCCTCTCTCTTTATAGCGGGTTTGATATTTAGCCATGTTGTAAAAGTTAATTTGTACTTACTATTCAGTTAGTTTACCAATAGCGAAATTAGTAGCCATACTACCCATACTAGCTAATCCTTGACCCCATACTTGTGAGGCAGCAGCACTAGGAGATGCCATAGCTCCTAATACAGGTTCTGGTCCATAATCGAATTCTTCGACTTCTCTAGGCTCTTGGAACTCAGCTATAGGTGTATCTATTGGTTTTATTACATCTGGTAAGACACCAGGATCTAACATCTTCTTAGCCCATGCAGCTAAGTTTGCTGCTTCTTTATCTCTTGATATATCTTTAATAACATTTCTAGCATTACGTCCTGCAGATTCTAAAGATTCATTAATCATAGCTTCATTCCTTAGAAATTTAGCTGCCATAGATTGCTTTACTTTCTTAGCAGATCTACCAGATTGTCCTAAAGATCTTGCAGTACCTTCTGCTTCTAATGCTTCTATACGTTGATCTTGTACTTCAAATGCAGCTTCAGCATGTATCTCTCTTAATTTAATTAATTCATTTTCAAGAGCAGCATCTGCTATTTGTTCGTTTAATGTAGTTTGATAACCATATAATTTATTAGATTTAGCAAATTGAGTATCTAATGAAGATTGTTGTCTATTTCTAATTTGTAGGTCATATAAATACTTTTGATTATTTATATCATCTCGCCACTGTGCTGACTTTTGTTCGTTTCTTAATCTAATTTGATAGAGATCTAACGCATGTTCTCTGTCAGCATCAATCTTATCTTTATCTAATTCATACTTTTCAAGGTTATAACCGTATTGTGCTAAAGCAGCCTCATTCTGTGCTTCTGCCTGGTCTTTAGCAGCATTAGATGCCTGATGTGTTCCCCATAAACTTACACCTACACCTGCTATCGCTGCTATTCCTAATAATGGCATATTTTAAGCCCTCCTAAAGAATCTCGGTGAATAATTTCCTTCCCACATCATTGAGTTTAAAGATACTGGGAAAGCTGAATCATTAAACACTCGTAATACATAATTCTCTGCTCTTTGATGGACTGGAACAGTAAATATTGATAAGTCATCTAAAGCTATATCATCAGCTAAATAAGTATCAGCTTTAGAAATAGGATTTAAATTATACCATTGTTCTATATAAATTAATATATCGTCAGCACTATAAACTAATATATTATTAGTACCAGTTGCGGGAGCAGTATCAAAAGTAATAAAATTTTTTACTAAATGATAGGTACTAGGATCTTGAAGAACACCTCCTATTTTAACTTTAATTTTATCAACATTTTCTGGTGTAAAAGTTAAATCAAATGTTGTTGTAGGAGGAGTTGAATCAGCATTACCACTTAAAGTTTTTGTTTGAGAAGAAACAGAATTTAAAGTTATTTCTGTATCTCCTGTTACAGTAAAATCAGATGTAGGTATATTATTTCTTTTTACTTTTATCTGATTTTTATCAATATAAACTAAATCATCTTCAGTCCAGTTATATACTGTAGATTCACCATCTGCTATATAAGATCTACTACCAGGTATACTACCAATAGTTTTAAGTTTGAAACCCATTACTCCTGAAAGACCCACAGCAAATTTTAATCTAGATACTATTAAGCTTGCAGTAAAGTCTGTACGTTTCATAGCTTCATCATTCCTAAAATATAATCTAGGTAATGTCACATCTAAGTTATACTTCCAACCTACCATAACATCGTCTTCTACACTAGTTAGATCTTTACCAGGTACTTTAAAGTATGGATCTCCATCATCTGTTACTACAGTAGGTGTAATAGTAAAACCAGATTCAACAAAAGAACCAGCTTGTGTCGTACCTTTAATGACAATAACAGGAGTTAATGTAGGTACATTAACAAATGGAATATAACATTTAGAGAATTCATTAGTAGAATTGTAATCTACTTTATTATTATTAGCAGCATTCCTAGCTTCAGTATATAAATCAATGCAAGGATTAACTCTCTGACCTTTATTATTTACAATAATAGCATCTTCTGGACTCTGACTTAAACTACATTTACTTAATGTAAACTGACTACTTTGTTTAGTAACAGTATACATATCATCTTCATCTACAAAGATACATTGAACATTGCCAGGTAAATCCCAGTTAAACCAAGACTCTATTAAGTTTCTTTCTCCATCATTATAAGTACGATAGAAATATATTTTATTTGAGGACTGCCCTGACATAGCTAAGAACTGATTCTGTGGGCTTGCAATGAACGTATCAATTGTAGCTGGAATCCATTCGTTAACAACTCTTCCTATGTCTAATACTTGTGGGTTTTCTTCTTGTCCTCTTGTAACCATACCAAATACACGTGTGTAACTTGGTGTTTTATTAATGAAATTAACTTGATTTCCCATGTCAACAGGATCTACCTGTTTATCCATCTCATAGCTTGAAATAGTACTGATAGTGGTTGATGCTGGCGTTAGAATTCCAGTAGAAGACTTCATCAAGAATTGTTGGTTTTTACTAAACAAGACTAAACCTTGTGCAGTAGGAATAATTCCATGAAGTGATGCTGGTCGAATTGTAGACGCACTTAAATCAACAGGGTCTGCATCAGTAACTGTTTGTGCAGATGTATGATAGAAGTTATAGAATTGTCCTGATTGACTCATTGATACATTATCACTTGATAAAAATCCGAGTCTATTTTTATGGAAAAAAGCTTGTTGTATTTTTTGATCTATAAAACTAGGATGTGAGTTAGTAGTATCATCTCCTACTAATCTAGCAATCCATCCTATTTGTTTAAAACTGAATACATTCTTCTCTGTATTTATCAGTTCATGTGGCATTGAAGCTGCATTTAAACCTGGTGATGCAGCTGGATCTTTAGTTTCTAACCAATAACCATCACCTGACACACCATCATCTGCTACAAACTTAGCAAAGTATGTATCATTGTCTGATGCAGTATTGATGATTTTAACTACATGATCATGGAAAGAGTGATACGGTAACTCAGCTACATTATCTACTTGGTCTTGGAATACAGAGAGTTTATTATTAGCAGGTCCGCCTTTAGCACTAATAGTAAATGCTGTTTTAACATTACTAACAACTCTTTCAATTTCTATTGAAGCACCATAATGGTCTACTGTTAATCCAGTAATTTTATTTGTACTGGTAACTCTAGCTGGTGAGGCTGTAGCTTGTTCACCTTTATACTCCCATGTTACAGCACCGTCTGATGCAGTACCTATAGTATGAGTAGGTGCAGTACTTCCTGATGTACCATTTGTAGTAGCTTTGTATACTTTATTATCATTGGTAACTTCACTACCTATAATATACTGTTGACTAGCGTTCCATGCATCACCAATAGTAATTGTAGGATCTGAAGTATAGCCAGTACCAGGATTAGTAACAGTAATTTTAGTTACTGATCCATCTTCTACATGTGCTGTAGCTGTAGCATTACTTCCACTTCCTCCTGAAATAGTTACTGATGGTGGTGTCTCGTATGTATAACCTCCATTAGTATCTGAGTTAGTTACATCTATTTTATAGATAGTATTCTCAGTACCAAATGTTTGTATACCTGTTTTTAGTTTACTAATTAAAGAATCATAACTTTCAAATAAAGTAGTAGTAACAGAATAAGTTAAATCATGAGCACTATTAGGATTATCAGCAGCCTTATTCATAGTAACAGAATAAGTAGAATTTATAGCTGTATCTGTAAATACTAAGGTAGCTCTAGTTCTTAATGTATGGGTAGGATCAGCTTGCTTTAATACTTTAGTTAATTTATTTGTTACTACAGTTGTATCCTGTACAGTTAATACATCATAGCTTTCTCTAATACCAGTTAGGTACTTCTGAGCATCACCTGTATAGTTAACTGTACAAGCTGTTCCATCTGTAGTATTCCATATATCTATATCTCCTAAAGTTAAAGTACCAGTTACATTAGCACCTGTTCCTGCAGCACTACTAGCTATTGTAATAGTATCACTATTAGCATAACCTATTCCTGCAGTATTAACTTTTATTGCTGTTACTACACCACCAGAAGCAGTTAAATCTACTGTTAATCCAGTTCCTGATCCACTAGTTGTAGTAGCTAAATTAATTTTATTAGTAGCTCCACTGGTTCCATTAGCAGTAATAGCTATTGTACTAGGTTTAATAACACCTAAATACTTTTCATCATCATCTCTATGAATAAAGAACCATTTAGAATTATCATATGTAGTACCAGTTCCTAAATTATTTATCCATTTAAAACCTGGTCTTTTTGTTAATCCAAAGGTAGGATCTGGATAACCATTTAAACACTCTTTTACTTGGTTAGATAGTTTCTTATCATCTGATTGTCTAGATACCCCACCTAAGAAATTATCTATACGTTGTGTTACAGCTGTCATCTACTTAATGCTTTGAATGGTTGATAGCTTTGGTAATAGTTTGTATGACCTTGTGGGTGTCCAAAGAATGTAAACTGTCCTTGTTGAGTTTCATATTCAAGTGCCATAGCTCTTGCATATGCCTCTTGTTGTTGAAGCATTTGATACTGTGCATTATCTCCTACTATACGTTGAGATGTAAATACAGCTGCTCTAGCTACAATGAAATTTTGTATTGGTTCTGGTAAATCTATCCAGTCAAACTCCCATACAACATCGCATTCTACAGTTTCATCTGTCCATTTGTATGTATGATTATGTCTATCATATAACTTACCGCTTCTACGGATACCATCTTTATCCATATTAGCAGAGTTTTCAGTCAATTTTATTTGTATTATATTATTAGGTATTAAAATAAAATCATCTGTATCAGGAGTCATTTCATAATGGTACTCTTTATTAAAGGTCCATCCTTCTGCCTGTACTTCTCTTGATACTTGTAACAACGTATCGTATGCAATCGCAACGTCTGG